TACCGATTGCAAGAGCCGCCGCACCAGCGATAGCAAGTATTTTAGTAGTTACGCCCTTTAGCTTGTTTGTCAAAGTGTCCCAGTTAAGAGCCACAGCCGTACCGAGAGCCGCCGCACCAGCAAGGATAAGACCTACGCCGAGAGGAGTTGCAACTCCTGTGAAAGCAAGAATCATACCTATTGCAATGGAAGCCGCCCCAGCAATGAGAAGAATCTTCGTAGTAACCTTTCTGATACTATCCGGCATACTATTCCAATTCAAACCGACCGTTGCGGCAAGACCAACAGCACCAGCGGCAATCATCGCAATACCCAGCCCGGTTGCAACCCCTGTCAGAGCGAGGATTGCACCGACACCGATTAAAGCACCGCTCACGATTGCAACGATACTCATTACGGATTCTTGAACATCACCTGTCAGCGAGTTCCAGTTCAAAGCTACTGCCGAAGCGACAGAAACCGCACCAGCGGCAATCATCGCAACACCGAGAGGAATGTTTGCACCAGTCAGAGCGAGGATTGCACCGAATGTCAGTAATGCACCTCCAACAATGGTTTCGAGCATACCGATTGTCCTACGGAGAGGGTCGGACATCGAATCCCAGTTAAGACCGATTGCCGTAACCATGCCGACAGCACCAGCCGCCATCAATGCGATACCGAGAGGAACATCAACGCCAGTAAAGGCGAACAATGCACCCATAGCCAGCAACGCACCGCTCACGATTGCCGTTAGAATAGACAGAGCGTTCGACAGGTCTCCGTTGAGGAACTTCCAGTTAATTACAGCCGCAGTACCGAGAGCCGCCGCACCAGCCACCATGAGACCAGCACCGAGCGGTACATTGACACCCGAAAATACAAGGAAAGCACCGATAGCCAACAGGAAGCCACCCAGTACCCCGGTAACGAGGGTGAGAACCTTCGCCAACCGTTCCGACATTCCGTTCCAGTTCGCCATTACCGAAGCCGCCAAACCGACAGCACCAACAGCCATGAGACCGAGACCGAGAGGAATGTTTGCACCTGTGACAACAAGGATAGTACCGATTGCCAGTAAGAATCCGCTGATAACAGCAGTGATTTCCCACATAGCGTCCTTAATCATCTGAACGATTTCGTCAACCTTGGAAGTGATTGCGTCACCGAGGAAATCGTAGGTAGGAAGGTCAATGCCTAAATCCCCACCACCGATACCAGCACCCGAGCCACTACCGCTTCCGCTGGAACTATCGTCTTTAGACAGGACGTTCAGCTCGTCAATACCGAGCAGAGCATTTTTCAGCTTCTTAGCCGCTTTCCCGGCTTTACCCAGTCCATCAGAAGCGTCCCCGGCGTTGTCAGCCAAATCGCCAACCGCAGAAGCACCAGCAGAAATGCCGGAATAATCTACCTCCGGGAGTTTGAATCCGAACAGACTTGCGATAGAGTTTGCCAGCATACGGACAATCTTCGCCAAAGCGATTGCATACGGTAATACTGCGTTCAGAGCCGGGATAAAGATATTACCCAAAGCTCTTGCACACTGCGTAACCTGTGCCTGTAAAACACGAAGCTGGTTAGCCGGAGCGTTCAGAGTACGAGCCATATCACCTTGAGCGGTAGTCACCTGTGTCATAATTGCGTAGTAACGCAACTGCGACTTTTCAGCCTGTGTCATAGCAGAGACCTTTTTCTCGATACCGAGAGCAAGAGCTTCCTCTTGCAGTCTTGCAACAGACAGGTCGTAACCCAGTCTACGAAGCGGCTCAAGCTCACCAGCAATGCCGGACTGTAACTTCTGCATTGCGTCCTCAAACGAAATGTTGAAGAACGAAGAAATGTCGTAGCCGAGCTGTGTGAGGTTCTTGGACATAAGGTACGCTTTATCACTCGCCACGCCGAAACCACTAATGATGGTGTTGAACACACCTTGATTTCGCATGAACTCGCCCGGGTCGATACCGAGAGCTTCACTGACTGCTTCTGCGTAATTCTGTGCTTCTTGAGCATATTCGCCCATAGAAGCGGTAAACAGGTTCAAATCCTCAATGTACTGGTTGGACTGTGTTATCCACGAAGCAATTACTCTCGCACCAGTACGAACAACACCCATAGCCATTTTGATTTTGGCATACAGATTCATGTAACTATTTGCCGCCTTATTGTTCTCTTGCGAGATTCTGTTCGTGACGGTAATAGCTCTCTGAATGTTCGTAGGAAGACGATTGAACGCCGCAGTCACAGCATTGAGCTGATTTGTCAGCGGAGCAAGAGCCGTAGACAACTGCTGAATCTGACTGGTGAACTTAGTCATATCCATGTTGTCGAGGGTGTCTGCCAGCTTCGGTAACTTATTGAGCGCATTGATAGTGGACTTTAGCCCGGAAGCGTTCAGATTGTTCAGCGGTTGAAGTGCTGTACCCAGCTTCTCCATAGCACTAAAATCTACACCAGTGAGGGAAGCGGCGGCACTACCGATATTTTGAAGCTGATTTCCGATGGAAGACGAAATCTTGAGACTGCCGAGACCTTTCAGCTTTTCCAAACTGGAAGCGAGCTTGTCAATCTTGTCTGCCCCGGAACTATCCATGCTTTTAAGGGCGGTATCGAGATTGCGTACTTGATTTGCAACGCTTGTTAATCCGACACCGCCCCTAACTGCATTTTTGAGTTTGGACAAAGAAGCGGAAAGAGCGTCTATACCAGCGACAGCCGAGGTGGAACTCGACTGAACTTCCAATTCGAGTTGTTCGATTGTAGTAGGCATAAAACTCACTTCCTTTCTTGTAACTGCTTATTTGCCTGTACCATATACGCTTGCATATAGCGCAGACCCTTTTCAGACTTAGCCTTTTCCTTCTTGAGTTCTGCTTCCTCCACCGTCTTTTTATTGAT